ATCTAAGCCAGCAGGTGGCAAGGTAGTTCCATCAATGATGCCAGCAGGCCGTCGTGGCAACGCAGTAAAAAAGGGATAATAACTTTTTAATGAGAGGTGTACTGGGCGATGAAAGATGATAATTACATTCCTCGTCCAGTACGCTTACTCGATCTTGTTGTTGTAGGCGTAGGCTTTATACACAACATAGCTTCATCTATTGAAACCTTAACAGGCGAACTAATGGAGTTAGCAATTTATCAATCAAACCATCTTACTCAAACCAACAGGGCTTGGGAAGATATGGCAGCAGACTTAGAAAAATTAGAGGAGGACCAACAGTGAGTATGATGAATCCACTGGCAGGACCAGCAGGTCCAGGCAAATTCTCTACACGTACAGATAAGTTGGAAATGGGTTCCACAGCATACGGCGAAGGCGTTGAGACACAGGCTATTAAGTCAGGTGCTCCGCTTTCCAAGACTCCAGATACACGTCCTGCTCGCGCAGGTGATGTACGCGAGGCTGCTACACAAGCACCAATAACAGAATTATATGCACCATCACAACGTCCTAATGAACCAATCACATCAGGTATTGATATGGGCGCAGGGCCGGGATCTAACGCTTTAATGATGCAAAAGAATATGATTAAACTTTCAGACTCTTTAGCACAAATGCTTCCATATGATACAACTGGAGAAATAGCAGTATTGTACCAAGAAGCACTAGCACAGGGTAACTAATGGCTGATAATCTTAAAGCAGCAGCGTTAGCTGCCAACCTTAAAGGTCAGCCAAAAAAACAAGTTGATGATTTAGTTAAATCTCTTTTTGTACACAGAGAACTATCTAACCTTCCTAAAGAAGTAGCTGCAGCTAAGTATGCTGCATTGCCTCCTGACCAACAGGCAGACCTTGTTAAGAAGTATGGAACAGAAGATCCTACTACAAAGCCATCTCGTGGCTGGCTAGGAACTGCTTGGCACTATGCTGCTAACTATAATCCATTAACGCTTGCCGTTAAGGGTACTATCGAAGCATCTGATGCAATGACTCGCGCTTATCGCGCTATTGCTATTCCATTATCAGAAGGCGAAATTGGCTTTGCTTGGGATAAAGCAAACGACAAAGGCGACAAAGTATTTAATGAAGGACGCATCGAAGATGCTAGAGCAAAGTACGGACGCGACGCAGTAGATATTGCTATGCGTATCAAGGGTGGCGAAGACGTATCAAAGATATTTGCAACTGCTACACCTGAGCAACAGAAGTATATTATGTTGGCAGATCCACGAAACAAAACTGTTGCCAATGTAAATGATGTTGAAGCAGCACGTGAGCTATTCAACGACACTCTTGCAGAAGTTGATAGGGCTAAGTTCTCTCCAGGTCGTCAATTTGCTAACGCTATTCTTCCTGAAGCACTTGAGAAGAACGGACTAGCCTATGGCATAGTCTCTGGTGTAACAGATGCAGCATATCGTTTATTTGCAGATCCACTTGTGGTTGCGTCAAAGTTACGTTCTATGTATGTAGTAAGCAAGTACTCACTTGATGTTATTACTAAAGGTGACAAGGTAGCAGATTACTTTGCTAATCCTAACGCTACGGCGTTTTGGGATCAGTATGGAACAGCTCTTGCTAAGTATACAGGACTCCAGAACTCTAACGCCAAGGGCAAAGAATTAGTAGAAGCACGCGATACTCTTAAGAGACTTGCTCCTGAATTTGGTCAAGAAGTAATTAGAGTATTCCAGAAGGCTGACATAGTAGATGCTAATACAGCAAAGGCTTTTTTATTAAACACAGAAGAAGCTGTTGGGCTACTAAAGGGTTCAGTCGGACGTAAGCGCATCATCCTTCCACGTTTAGATGCCACACGTAAGACACGTATAGCAATCGTTACTGGTGCCGATAAAGTAATTAACATTGATAAGTTTGCTCCTAGAATTATGGATGACCTATATGGTCAATTACCAGATACAGATGGAATCCGTAAGACACTTACAGAAGATGCCACTATTCTTGGTGAAAAGGTAAAAGCATCTCAAGATATAAAGGGTGCTCTACGTTTATCATCCAGAGCAGTTGGAGAACGCTTAGATAAGTTTAAGTCTAAGTTCAACATCGCTCCTATGTTCAAGGATGATGTATTTGATGTAACTGCATCAGATGCCTCAACACAGGTCTATCGCTTAGCACGTCTTGTAATGACTAAGTACGATGCAAGAATGATTGCAGAAACCTTTGAAGCGTCAACCGAAGTAGGTCAGCGCAAGGAAATGGTTAAGGGCATCTGGGGAACTATCGCAGAAGTACGCGGTCTAAACCTTACAGAAGCTGGTCAAAAGATTGTTAACCAGACTGTTACTAAGGGTGATGCTAAGTTCTCTGTAGCAAACTTTGCTGATGACTTTCAGGACCTTGGTGCAATCCCATCTGACTACAATCCTTTTATGACCACGCCTAGCCTTGTAGATATTGACAGAGCATCAGCGCGTAGCGGTCTTATTGGCAGAATGTTTGGTCAAGCCAATAAAGGTTGGGTAGATGATATGACTGGATACTGGTCATTCCTAACACTTGCCGGTCCACGCTATGCTATTCGTAACGCATCTGAAGATCTAATGGTCCACCTTGCTATTGGTGGCAGCCCTTGGGGTCTTGCCAAGAGTCGTTATCTTTCAACTCGCGTTAACACAGCGCTAGAAGGTGCAAGAAAAACTAAAACTTGGTCAGACAATCCACTAGGTGGAGTGCTTCGTATTCTTAATAAGAATGAGGCAGCTAAGTACGAGGCTGAAATCACAGCAGTTGACGATATGATTGTCAAAGCACGTGATGAGATTAAAGCCAAAAGAGAAACAATGAAGATCACAACAGATCCTGTTGTTAAAGCAAACCTTGCAGCAGAGATTGAAACTCTTAAGCAAACTACAGCAGGTGGTGCGGTAGGTCAGACACGTCGTATCGTTGCTACTGCTCTTACATCTGGACGAGTTAACCGCTATCGTGAAGCATTAGGTATGAAGCCTATGTTTGAAGAAGAAGCGGCAATCCTTGCAGAGCATCTTGTATACGGAAACTTAGATAACTCTATGTCTCTTGTATCCGAAGGTGCTGGTAACTTTGCTACTGGTGGTGACTTCATCACACGATCAACTATCTTTACTCGTTCACACGGTGTTCGTAGTGAGGCTCTTGTAATCAATGAGCCAAAGGCTGAAAAGTACGGAATTGCAAAAGATGGTCGTAAGTTTGAAGCTCGTTCATTAGGTAACCGAGATGAAGCAGCAATGCTTACTTGGATGATGCGTATTAACTACTATGCAAACGATAGACTCGGCGCTGTTGCTGTAGCAAACCTTGATAATAAAGAACTTGCCATTGCAAAGATTATGGATTGGATGGAGAAAAATCCATCTTTACGTAAAGAAGCACAACTTGCAGCAAAAGGTATTGATGAAAGACAACACGCTGAGATTGTTTACAATCGAGCAAGAGAAATCTTTGAAAAGCGTGGAACTACACCAGGCGCTGAGAAGGAAATTAACGTAGATCTTCTTAATAAGATTCGTGTACAAAATGACCAGGGAGAATACATTATCTCCGGTCAACTATCACTAGATGATGTATCTAAGTTAGATGATGCAGATATTCCTGCCTATGTACTTGGACCTCAGTTAGTTCCTTTGTCAGAATCAGGCAACGTAACAGCATCTTTGATGTCAAAGGGTTGGACTTGGCTAGGTCTTGCTAACTCACGTATGTCTCGTCAGCCTATTGTGTTTAATGAAATCATTAAGATTCGCAAAGAGATGAAGAAGTCTGGCTTTGAGCAAGCGTATGTTAACTCTGTTGTTAGCAAGGTTGACCAAGCAGACCCAAAGAAGATTGCCACAGCTACAGATCGTGCAAAGCGTCAGTTTGCAGAGCTAGTTGAAGAGCGTGCAGTATCTCAAGTACTGCAATATGTGGATAATCCGCTGGTTCGTACACAATTAGCATTTGGAGCGCGTAACTTCTCACGTTTCTACCGTGCAACTGAGGACTTCTATCGTCGTATGTCTCGCGTTGTTGCCTATAACCCAATGGCTATTCGCAAAGCAGCGCTTACTTATGATGGTATTGCTCACAATGGTTGGATTCAAGAGGATGACCAAGGCGAAAAGTACTTCGTCTATCCTGGTATTGAGCCTATTTACTCTGCAGTACGTGGTGCAATGACAGCAATAGGTATTCCTGCTGACTTTAAGACACCATTTCCTGTGCAGTTTGGCGCACAAGTCAAGATGCTTACCCCATCTTTGAACCAAGACTCTTTGATTCCTACGTTTTCAGGTCCACTAGCCGGTGTATCTATGAAAGTTATATCAAACCTAGTAGATGTCGCTGGAGCACCAGGTGCTGCAGACACAATTACCCAACTTTCTATGGGTAAGTACGCAGTAGGACGTTCATTTGTATCTGCTTTCCTACCTGCTCACATCAATCGTCTATACGAGACTATGAGCACAGATGAGCGTGACTCACAGTACGCAAGTGCGTGGCGTAAAGCGGTAACATATCTTGAAGCAGGTGGTCACGGATTACCGCAGAAGTATGATGAGACAGGTAACCTCATTCCTCCTACTATTCAGGAGCAAGAAGAGTACCGTCAGCGTGTTAAGAACACTGTTCTAGGTATTCTTGGTACACGCTTTGTATTTGGATTCTTTGCACCAGCATCTCCACAGGTTCAACTTAAGGCTGATATGTCTGACTGGATTAAAGATAACGGTAAGGCAAACTTCAAGCAGGCTTGGAACGGTCTACTAGATCAGTACCCTGGTGATTACGACGCAGCTATGGCTAAGTGGGTTGAGTTATTCCCTAACCAGATTCCATTTACTATTCCAGAATCTGAGAAGAAGACCGTTGCTATCATCCGATATGCAGAAGAATCAGGTACTTTTGTAGAGAAGAACAAAGACCTATTTGAGCGCTATCCACAAGGGGCGGCGTTCCTTATTCCTCACAAGTCAGGTTTCTCTTGGGATGCCTACAAAACTATGAAGGATATGGGTCTTAAGTACAACAAGCGTGTAGATGAATACTTACGTGAGGTACAAACCGCTGCGGATTTACAGGTTTATTACAGCAAGAAGAATGATTACGAGACTTCTTTGAAGACTAAGATCACAGACTTTGAGCGTACTATGGCTCGCAATGAGTTCCAAACTTGGGCGCAAGCATTTAAGGCTGGACGACCATTACTACAAGAAGAGCTATCACAAGGTGGCAAGAAGGCAATTGAGCGTATCAATGCTATTGATGACCTACGCAATATGCTTAATGATAAGACTGTGACTACACGTAGTTCTGTACAGAAGCCTCTTAAGGAAATGCTTGACCTCTATGACTCTTACAAGATGCAGAGAGAAGCATTGGATAAAGTTTCAGGAACTAGAAATCTTGTTGCATTTATGAAGGATTCTACAATCGTAAAGATTCGTGAACTTTCAAAAGCAAATGAAAATACTATGAGTGCTTACAATACATTGTTTGCATCGTTATTAGGAGATACTGATGGTTGAGCCAACTTCCGGTCCAGATGCCGCACGAGCACGAGCACAAGCAATGAATTCTCCTGCAACACAAACTAGCGGATCAGCTACCAGTGCCGAAGTTGCTTTTGATGTTTTCGTAAAGAATATCTCACAGGCCTCTAACGAGGCACGCCTTGCTTTGGCTGAAAGATTAAAAGAAGCAGGTATCTGGAAGGGCAAAGTATCAAGCAAGTTTGACCTTAAGTATTACACAGCTCTAGCAAAGCTAGAAGAAAAGTACCAAGGTCAGGTAGCACTAGATAAGATGGTTGGAGCAACTGTTCCCACACAGCGATATGATGTTCTTACAAGCATCATTTCAGGTGGGGGCGACGGCGATGGTGGCCCAACAACCACTCGTCAAACCTATGTAACTAGCGCATCTCAAACCGCTAGACTAGCTAATACTATTGCAGTTAATTTACTTGAGCGTGACTTATCACCAGCAGAGCAAGCAAAAATAAAGAAGATTATTAACGCTGAACAGCGCAAGCAACCTAGCGTACAAACATCTGGTAAAGGTTTTGTAACCACCCAAGGTGGAGTAGATGAACAACAGCTTATTACAGAGAAGTTGCAAGCAACTGATGAGGCAAAGACCGTACGTGCAACTGATGCCTACACGATTCTTATGAAAGAACTTGGAGGCCTAGACTAATGGCTAATGCAGTTAGAACTAAACTACAAAGAATTTCCGGTCAGTACTCTGCCAAGGTTGCAGATATACGCAAACTCGAAGCAGATAAGCGCAAGCCATTTGTAACAGATGCTCAAGTAAAAAAGATCAATGAACAAATCAACAAACTTGATCGTGAACGCTTAAAGATAAATGCAGAGTTAACTAAACTTACTAAATTAGCAAAGACTGCTGAAGAATATACTAAACTTAATGACAAGTTAAAGAGTATTCAAGCAAGCATTACAAAAGCTGAGACACGTGGCGAAAGCACCACATCATTCAAGCAAGAAAGAAATTCTGTTCTATCTCGTCTAAAAACAATATCTCCAGATGTTGAAGCAAATTTTCCTGAGATCAGGGTAGCACTTCCAACAATCTCTACCACTTCTGGATCAAAGCCTGGTCCTACTGGAACACCTGCAGTAAAGACTGGGCCAACTGGTACCCAACCAAAAGTTGTCACAACTGGAACTCCACCCAAAACAGGTACTACGGATACTCCGCCAAAAACAGGCGCAACTGGTCCAGCTGGTGCTACAGGTCCGACTGTTACTCCTGGAGATAGAGAAGCAGAAGCACTTGGCGCTGCATCTACGGCTACTGATTTGGCGCTACCAGAGACTTTGTTTAAGAACATACCAAGTCTTAACGCAATACTTAAGAAGTATGTAAACACTCCTGGTATGACGGAAGCTGCTTTCTTGAAGCTAATCCGTGATGATATTTGGTTTAAGCAAAACTCTAAAGAAATCAAGAATCGTTATGTCCAGTACTACAACTTTCGTGATTTGCAAGCATCTGGCCAAGCACAAGGCACAACTGCCTACGAGATGGAAATTGCAAAGATTGAGGCAAAGCTCAAGAAGCGTGCGGTAGAGATAGGTTCTGCTGCAGCTTCAGATCCTGCAGCGCTACGTCAGGCAGCAGAGAATCTTTACATTACTAATCGTAGTGATGATGAATCTTTTATTACTGACTTCCTTGCAGCATCTGTTAAGACAATGGCAGGAATGATTGGCGGCAAAGTAACTCAAGGTTACTCAGGTGAGGCACTTACTAACTATGATAAGTTAGTTGAAGCAGCTCGTGATAATGGGTTCCAAGTAAGCGATATCCTGCCAGGTGCAGCAACAGAACAACAAGTTATACAGGGAATTATCTCTGGTAACATTGATGTTAACCGCGTAATAGCAGATGCTCGCAAACTAGCATCACAGGGACAACCTGCATATGTCCGTGACTTACTCGCTCAGGGCTATAATCTTAAGCAAGTATTTGCTCCTTACCGCCAAGTAATGGCTAACGTCCTTGAGATTGGCGATCCTAACCAGATTGACTTAAATGACCCAGTACTACGTTCTGCAATTACAGAAAAAGGCGATATGAACCTATTTGATTTTAAGCGTCAACTACGCCAAGATCAACGCTGGCAATATACTGCTCAAGCAAGAGAAGATGTCTCAACTGCAGCATTTCAGGTATTACGTGACTTTGGATTTCAGGGGTAAATAGATGCCAATTAAAGGAATGACTCAGGCGCAAATTGATGAAGCAACTCGTGCTCAAGTAGCAGCTGGTGCTAAGTCAACAGACCGCGCAAGCAAACTGCCAGGTGAAACTTCGTCAGAAGCCAATGCACGTATTACTGCCGCCTATAAGGAAATGACTGCCAAGCCAATCCTTTCTCAAGAGCAGGTAGATGCCGGAGCACAAGTAAAGTTTGTGCGTACAGCAGCTGGTGGTGTTGGCGAGAATATGGTTATCGTTCCAATTACCTACGATGGCCCACCAATTAAAGTTACTGAATTTACACCTGGTGTTATTCCAGCAAATGTTACTAGAACAACAGGATCAAGTGTTGGCTTTAACCCAGATGACTACAAGACTGCAGAAGATATGCAGCGTATTACTGCCAAAGTTGCACAAGGTAAAGTATTAACAGCTGATGAGCAAGCCTTTCTTGCAAAAGGTGTGGCTGCTACAGCAACTCCTACACCTACCGCAACACCCACTGCAGCGCCTGTTGCAGATGCTGCAACAGCTCTTAGAAAATTACAAAGTGGTCAAGCATTAACTGATGCTGAAAAGAAAATTCTTGGAATTTCAACAACACCTAGTACTAATGTTTCTGGTACAGCGTTATCTAATTTTAGAGCAGCAGAATCTGCTGCTGCAACACCAAGTGCCGTATCAGTATCCGCAGCAGAATCTGCTGCTGCTGCACGTGCTGCAGCAACAGCTACTGCAACGGGAACAAAGACATATAGTGCTGCAGAATTGCAAGCAATTGTTGCAAAACTTAACAGAGGTGAAACATTAACTGCAGAAGAAAAAGCAGCGATAGGTGATACAAGTACAACTGCTACACCAACCCAAACAGGTACACCAACAGGTACACCAGCTCCAAAGAAATTTACACCTGCAGAACTACAAGCAATCATTAGAAAACTTACTAGTGGACAAAAACTGACTCCAGAAGAAGCAGCAGCCGTCGGAGTATCAGACCCAAATTCTATAATAGCACCCGTAGCACCAACCGGACCAACAGGACCAACAGGTCCAACTGGAACACCTACTGGCACACCTACCGGCACCCCTACAGGTACACCCACAGGTACTCCAACAGGCACTCCAACAGGTACACCTACGGGAACACCCACAGGAACACCAACTGGAACGCCCACAGGTACACCAACTGGAACGCCTACAGGTACACCGACTGGGACTCCAACCGGTACTCCAACTGGCACACCAGCTTTAACTTACAGAGCAAGTGATGGAACTATATTTACAGATCAAGCAGCTTATGTTGCTTATCAACAAATGCTCACTAATAATAAATTAACAGCAGATGCAACTTCTGCAGCAAATGCGGCAAACCGTCAATCAGCATATGACTTGTTGTATGCAGAGTTTTCAAAGTATGGCCTTGGTTCTTTAGTTGAACCGCTACAGGGACTTATTAAATCAGGTGCATCACCTGCAGAATTTTCTATTAAGTTACGTGAATCAGATGCTTACCAAAGACGTTTTGCTGGAAACAAACAACGCATCAGCAAAGGATTGAAGGCAATTTCTGAAGCAGAGTATATTAGCCTTGAGGACCAATACCAAAATATTCTTCGCAATGCAGGACTTCCAGAATCCTATTGGAAGCAAACAGTTGATCCAAGAACTGGCATACTTTCTCAAGAAGGTTTTACTAACTTCATTGCTAACGATGTGTCTGCAGTTGAATTAGAAGATCGTGTTTCTACAGCACAGAAACGTTTACTCTACGCTAACCCAGAAGTTAGTATTGCGCTTAAGACTTTCTACCCAGATATTACTAATGGTGATCTTCTTGCATATGCACTTGACCCAACTAAGGGACTTGAGCAAATCAAACGTCGCATTACTGCAGCAGAGGTTGGATCAACAGCAGTTCAAATGGGACTTGCAACTAACGTAACAGATGCAGAATATCTTGCACGTTATGGTGTGACTAAGCAGACTGCTCAGCAAGGTTACAGCACTATTGCTGGTGGATTGCAACGTGGTTCACAACTTGCATCTATCTATGGAGAAGATCCATATACACAAACTACTGCAGAGCGAGAAGTCTTTGCAGTTCCTGGTGCTCAAGAAGCAAGAGCACAACGTCAGAAAATTACTGGACTGGAAAAGGCTACCTTTGGTGGTCAAACCGGATTATCATCTAGTGCATTAGCACGAGAACGCGCCGGTAATTTCTAAATAACAAGCCTGCCACTAGAACGACTGGCCTAGTGGAGCGACAAGAAGACCAGTAGTAGGAGCCACATAACCCACCCCAGGATATGTGAGGCCTGCGCCAACAACTAATAGGGAGAAGGACCACTATGTCCAATTACGACTACGAGGATGACGACGACTTCACATTTGATGATTCGTCTAACGATCTAGTAAAGCAACTACGCAAAGCGTCTAAGCAAAAAGACAAAGAACTAAATGAGCTTAAGGCTCAGTTTGAGTCTTTGAATAAGGCCCAACGCGAACGAGCAATAAAGGATGCCCTCGCAAGTCGCGGGGTAAACAGCAAAATTGCTTCATTTATCCCACAGGATATAGACCCAACTGAAGAGTCTGTATCTAAATGGCTTGAAGATTATGCCGATGTATTTGGCATTGAAGTAGGCCAAACCCAGGCAACACCTAACGTAAATCCAAACGATGCTGCAGCATATAAGCGTATGACTAACTCCGCAGACTCTGGTGTTTCACCAGAGCACAATGGAGACATTATGCAAAGACTAATGAACGCTAACAGCAAAGAAGAACTGGATGATGTTATTAGATTGTCTGGACTCTAATCCGATCCTAAACAAGAAAGGCTAGACCATAATGGCTATCCCAACAGGTACCCCTACCACCACGTCTAGCATCAGCAACCTCGTACAAGCAGCATACGATCAGTATGTAAGAATGGCACTACGTTCCATTCCTGTTATGCGTTCACTTGCAGATGTTAAGCCAGTGCAACAGGCAATGCCAGGATCATCAGTTGTATTCTCAATCTATTCAGATTTGGCTCAGGCTACATCTACATTGACAGAATCATCAGATGTTTCAAGCATTGCACTAGGTAACCCATCACAGGTTACAGTAACACTGAACGAATACGGTTCAGCAGTTACAACAACAAAGAAGCTAAACCTAACTTCTTTCAACGATGTTGATTCAGCACTTGCTGACATCATCGCTTACAACGCAGCAGATTCTATTGACAACGTAGTAGGTCAGGTCCTCTCAGCAGGAACTAACGTAATCTACGCAAACGGTCCTTCAGGAACTGTTCCAAC